GCCAGTTGTAATTCCAAGAGTTCTAGACATTTCTTCATTGTAGTCTATCTGTTCGTATATTTTAACAAGATTAAAAATAGAATTTTTAGTTTCATCTCTAAACGCATGTTCTTCAGTTCTTGGAAATTGTCTATAAAACTCATTTAAAGCATCTTGATCGTCTTTCAGGCCATCAGCTTCGTTTTGCCAATTATCTACAACACCTATATCTATTAGTTCACCGTCTGGGGCAAACACATCTGCGTCAGGAGTAGTGAATACTGGAACTCCGTACTCGTCAATAAATCCTTCGTAGTTCCATTCCATTGGGATAAACAAAGAGTATAAACCAGATTTTGTCTGACCGTTTCTATTTCGCTTAGTGACATCTGATGCATTATATAGTTTTTTAAAATTACCACCGCCTTTATCTAACGAGTTACTTGTTGAACCCATCATGCACTTACCTATTATCCTACTACCTAATCGTAAACATGTTTTAGTTACTCTCCAATTGTTTAGTATGTTATCTGGCCTTTCCCACTTACCACTTTCATCATGTACTAACAACGCTAGTTTTTCACCATCATAGCTATTGTCACCTGTATTTTTCCAGTCTATAGTTGTGTCTAAACCTTCTAACTCTTCTAATTGTTCGTTAGCAGTAATTTTTTTTCTAGTAAACTTACTAGCTGGAACTCTATAGGCTAACTCTGTTTTCGGACGATCCATACCGTCTTGTATTGGTTTAAAGAAAAATGGGTAATTAATACTAATAGGTACTACTTTATCAGTAAACATTTTCTTTGCATCCGCACCTGTTTTAGAAAGTATCCCATATCTACTATCACTCGATATAGTAGCTAAATTAACTGTTTCTGCAGATGACATAAACGAAAACCCTGATCTTCTGTTCTTTAGATAGCACATACCATAACATCTTTTATCTGCTTTGCAAGCTTCCCAAAATATAAAAAATAATCTATTTGCCTCTCTAAAATCTGGAGCTCCAACATCTATCTTGCTCCATTGTAAGTACATATAATGAGTTCCTACTATATACGTTGGCTTTCCATTATTTACAAACCAAAAGCCTTCATCTCTTCTTTTAAACTCTTCATCTATATAATCATACCACTGCTCTTTTTGCTCTTCAGGATAACTACGCCAGTCAAATATATTTTTAAGTTTACTTAATTCTTTGGGTTGATCTAGTTTAACCCATTTGTTCTTGCTATTGCTATACACACTACTCGGAGCTTTTGGCAACGCGATAGCTAGGTTTTGTATCTCTATTATTTCACCTATTTGACCTGTTTTAGATATAACAATAATGTTATGCTCTTTGTTATAACCATACTTCCATTTTTTACCTTTATTAAGTCTACTAATTGTAGTTCTTTTTATAGGTTCTATTGTTTTAACTAAACTTTGCTCGTACATTACTTAGATCTACCTTCTGCGAATCCTTTAAAAGCTTTTTTCTTTGTCTCTTCAGGTGTTTTTCCCTCAAGCAAGTTTTCTTCTTCTTGAATTCTGTTAAGTATTTCAAATGCATCAAATATAGCTAACTTTTTAGTAGCTGCCGCATTTTTTAATCTATCAGCTGATACATCATCTTCAGTATTTGTAATAATCTTTTCTTCCGCTACTTTTATCAGCTCATTAACTGCTTTGCGCCCAGCTTGGATTATACTCTTCTTCGTCTCCTTGATATTCATATTTAATTGTAATAAATTTAGATAAAACTCTATACAGTCTTTCACCATCTATGATAAACTCATACTCACTATTTGGTGTAAAGCCTACAATATCGTTTACATTTACAGTTCCATCAGAATATTTAACAATACCTTGTAAAGGTTTTTCTTGTTCAATATTAAAATTATCTGTAGCTTTTAAAGGTTTAACCCAGCAATAGCCTTTTATTGTTTTCCACTTCCAAAATCTTTTATATAAAAAAATTTGATCGTGGTTTATAAAATAAGTATCTTCATTAAAATAAGATTTACTATTTTTTTCAATACCTTTTACATTGTGCCATCTACGAAAAACATTGTGATGAACTATAACATCATCACCAGCTTTTATATCTGTATCACCAATTACAGGTGTTGATATAACAATAGCTTTTCTGTTAACGTATTGATGGTTAAAAATTTCTGTGTTAAGTATTAACTCTCCACCATCTAACTTTTTAGTATTGTTATATCTTTCTCCTTTTGGCTTTACAACAAAGTTGTAAACGCTTTTCATTAGTATTGTAGATTATATTCTACAGATACAGCCATGTTCTTGTTAAAGTCTTTCCAAGGTAATACATCTTTATTTTTTTTAATATAAATAGAATACTTGTCTTCTTCTTCTAATATATCGCAAATAGTATGACCACCATAAACCTCTTGGCCAACAGCGTAGTGCATAGCGTCGTTCTTATAATCTTTACCTACAGATATTTTACGAATTAACTTTGCCATTTTCTTCTTGGTAATTTATAGTACCGTCTTCTATATTAATATCAAACGTACCGTAATCTTTTTCAAATTCACTCTGCAGTAATGTTAACTGATCATTTATACCAGCTATATTATGTAAAGCATTATGTTTTCTTGACTCCATAATACCAACTTCCATTTGTAGCTTGTTTACAGAACTAATTAATTTTTGAACTTTTTCTAACTGCTCGTCAGTTATTTTTTCAGGTTTAATGCCTTTTAGTTCTTTTATTTTTTTACTTGTGTTTTTTGCCATTTTATTTAATTTAAGTTAATTTTATTTATTTTATCCTATTGCAAATTTGCTTTTCAAATAGTTGTTTACGTTTTCTATTTCAGCTTCAGTGAGTTCTGCGGTATCGTATACTAAAAGCTCAAGTATATGTCCATCAAAATATCTATCAGAACCTCTAGAACCTATTGTTTTAAAAGTAATAGCGCCAGCGTTAGCTACTTGAGAAGTTGGAGTCAATTCAGTTCCGTTTTTAAATACATTTACATTTCCAGTTGCACCTTCTTCTCTTTGTATTGCTAAAACATGTTTAGTGTCGTTTGTAAATTGTGCTGAAGAAAAAGTTGCTTGCACTGTAACTCCATCAATTTTTATTCTTACTATTTTATTAGTTTGCAATTCAATAAACTCAGATGTAGCATCTATACCTAAAATAGTATCATTACCAACATTATCAAGCTCCACTACTACAAACACAATTAAAGCCTCTTCTTCATCTATCACTATATCACTAATGTCATAATGATCATCACTCGCGTCAAACTCTAAACCACCTTCACTTACTGTAGCTTGAAAACTTGAATTACTTTGTGCTGCGTGATTAGTATTTCCAGACGAATCGTCCCACCTTGCAGCGGTAACACCAACTCCGTTTTGTAACCATAATTTTAAGTTAGAAATCTGAGTAGGTAAAAACTCTTCAGGAGCTCCACCGTGTATTATACTATTTCCTAATCCTAACATTATGCTCTAGTTCTATAATCTGGTCTTGGTGCTACATAAACTACAGCAGATCCAGAGTTTAACTCTACGTTATCCCACATACCGTAAATAGTAACACCTTTTGGAAAAGTATCTGCCGTGGCAATTGCATCAGCATCTTCATTACTTTCGTTTGTAGTATCTGCTGCCGTTGCATTCCACATGGTATCTACTGCTAGTACATCAGTTCCTACAAAAGCAGTGT